GAGGAACCCAACCCAACTGGTCTATGAGCCATTATTTTTACAAATACACTTTTAGTTATTTATTATTTAATTAAGTTAAGTCGTAAAATCCAATGGCACCAATAATATTTCCGGAACTTCCATCGATTGACCTTGCGGCAAGAGTATAAGTATCACTGACTTTTGCTTGAGTTCTACCTAACTGCAAATCCCAGTTATACTCTGCTTCTACATTTAATGGTGAAGATGCTTTATTTGCAGAAGAAATATAATCTGTTTGAACGATTGTACCTCCAGTCAATCCAGTTGCAGTAATATCGCCCTGGACATTAGGAGAAGATGTCGAAGTCCATGCTGCTCCAGTAAGACTTGCATTTTTAATCAAAGCAATTTCAAAGAAAACTGATGTTGCACTATCTGGAAGTGCATGAACATCGTGAGGAATTACAATTGAATCTTCTCTTCCTGGTGCTAAACGAATACTTACAAGAGGAATAAATGCTGTTGAGTTTGTTGCTTTAAATGATACCATTCTCATGGTATCTGAAGCAACTCTCTTTTCATAACCACCATTAGACTGAATGGATACACAAATCTGTTTCATTAATGATGTAGATGTTGTAATGTCGGTATTTAAAATTTCATATCTAACTGGAAGAGATGCAGTAGTCATATACGTACTATCAATCACATTTGCATGATTAAAAATATGAGTAATATGAAAATTACCATCCTTATTTACAAATCCGCAACGAACGGCACCGACCCCTAACCATTCGTATTCAGTAAACATAATTTGTGCTTTTGTTAAATCTAACAAATGTCCACTTGGATTACTTGATGTTGTTCCTACCCCAACACCATCGTATCTATCAATATTCCATTCGGATTGTGGGACTCGTATTTGTGTACTAATACCAGACCTTTCAGTTTTCATTACCCAGTAAACTGTAGTAATTCCAGAAGCACCAGTTTCTTGTTCTAAAAAGACGCCATTGGTTGATGATGCATAACCAACTCGTTGTGTAAGATTTGATTTTGTTGGAGACATTACAAAAGTCTGAAGAACTTGTAATGCTTTACCTGGTTGATATGAAAATACTCTTTTACTTTCTCTTACAATAGAACATCCGGCAGTTGTCCCAATACTTAGTGTTGCAGTGCTTTGATGTGTAATAATTCCTACAGTAGAACCTGTTCCAAGAACTACATCATCAAAGTCTCCATCCTGAGCATATCTGTGAGTAGAATCAAAAAGAGTATATGGTTGAGAAACCTTTAACCGACCAAAAAGATCTCCAGAAAATCCTTGACCTAAAGGATCAAAGACGTTTCCAAACCTATCTGCCTGCAAAAAAACTTCAAAAAGACTTCTTTCTTGATTTAAATAATCTTGATTGTTCTTATTCCAAATTGCCATAAATTAAATCCATTCTAATTTTGATGGATGATATCTTTTTGTATCTTTTATATTAATATTTTTTTCTAATGTTGGATAAATCTGGTGAACAATTGCTCCCGGATATTCTCCTTGCAACTGTTCACCCAAATCCTGTTTAGATGGAATTCCATTCTTAGATGTCAATTCCATCCTATAAAGACTCCCATTCCACAAAACATCTGCAACATATTCTTCACCAACTGATTGAGGTTCTGGTTGTGAAGAATTAATATAAAGATTTCCGTTAAAATCTCCAGAAATATTTACCGACTCTGAGATGAATTGTTTATAGGATTTCATTCTTCCTCTGTATTTTCAGTGCTTCCGTTAAACATCGAATTTGCCACTGCAGGTCGAAAATCGTCTATTTTTTCTGCCGATTTTGTGAATAATAATTCCTTAATTTTATCGCTGATCTGTGAAGGTGATTCATCAGCAGCGATCATATCCAAAAGATCATCCATTTTTAATACTTTTCAATAATCGTTTTTATTTATATCTCACCACCCTTGGGCATTTCTGCAATTTTTCCATTTACTTCAGTTGCCACACCTTGAGCATCAAGATTTGGTTCTGTCACCGGTTTCCCAAGATCCATTCCTGATGGTTGTTGTCCAGGTTCTAGTGGCATCCCTGTCATTGGATCGACGGATGCATTTGGATCGGGAATAATCCCATCCTCGATTTCTTTTTTCATAATTTTATCCTGCTCAAGAATTTCTTCATCGGTTTGACGAAGAATTTTTCTCCTCAAGTAGTCTTGAGAAAAATATTTACCAACGTAAGGTTCTGCAATTTGAACCATGTTCAGTCTTTCATTAAGTAGTTCTGCATCTTTAAGTTCAGCAAAATGATTATCATACAAGAAGTCATATTGAATATGCTCCTCCATAGTATTCCAATCCTGAGGTGTAATAATATTTTTAAGAATCAGTTGAGTTCTCAACATATCATGAAACATGTATGAAAATCTCTTTCTTAAGCGAGAAACAAACTTGCTGAACTTAACTTCATCTCTCAATATTTCTGATGAACGTCCTAAGTTAAATCCACCTTCTCCATCCATTCTTGATGGTGGCACATTTAAAGAACGATAGAGTTTCTTTTTGAAATATTCAATATCTGTAATTTCTCCAAGATTTTGACCACCTGGAAGAGTGGAAATTTCTGTTCCTCTACCACCTTCTCTTCTTGGAAGCCAAAAATCCTCAAGCATTGCCATGAATTTTTTGTCATCACGAATTTCTCCAGTATTGGCATCATATACTAGTTTATTACGATAACGCATCATAACATCGCGGAGATATTGCTCTGCCTTTACTTTGGGAAGATTTCCTACATCAATATAAAAAATTCTTCTTTCTGGAGCACGAGATAATCTATAAATTACTAAAGAATCTTCAATCATTCTTAACTGATTGAGAGACTTGATTGCTTTGTGAAGATATGAAAGAGTTGAACCCTTATTTCTATCTACAAGACCCGATGAACAATATGTGATCGAGTCTTTTGACATTTTAATTCCAGCAGTTCCCCCAAGAGATGATGGATTGCTTGTTGGATATGTCATTTTTGGGTTATAAATGAAGTATTCCTCAATTTGAGGAAATTCAAAATCCATTGGATTATCTGCATTAATATTTGCTATTCTGTACTTATCTTTATCACTTTTCTTTTGTTGCCTTACATACCTCATTTTCATAGGATCTATGTAACGCAACTCTTGAATTCCTTCGTGTGGATTCTTTAAATCAATTACTTTATGATAATATAATCTACCATCAATGTACCAATTTCTATAGATCTCGTGTGATTTTTTGTCAAAGTCTAAAAGAGATAGAATGTATTTAAATTCTTGTCTAATTTTTTTCTTAATACCGTCACTGGCATTTAAATTGGAAAGTTCAATCTCTATTGGAGTATCATTTGTATCAGATACAATTGCCTCATTCACAATATCTTCAATTGCACTGTCACACTCTGGATGAAGCGCCATTTCACGATATCTCTTAATGAGATCAAATTCAGTTCTATAAACGCCTTCAATATCAACATAAGAACCAAAAAAACCACTACTCAAGTAGTGATCAGTCCCGTCTTCATTATTTTGAGGAACGGGACTGACTACACTAGGAGATACTGGTTCATTATCCTCAATAGAGAATCCAAACAATCTTGCCATAATTTATTTTTTAAGTTTAATCTTATTGGTATTTATTAAATTTCTTCTGTGGTAGGTGTCCAGTATTGAACTTGGAATTCAACAGTGAACTCTTCAATTGTATCTGAGGTATCATATGAAAGATCGATAGCGGAAACACTAGTTGGAAAAATATCATAAAATTTGTACTTAGATGCAACCTCAAGACTTGATCCAAAAGGAGAATCTTTACCTGTATTGCTTTTTCCCCTCTTCAATTGTTTAACAATTGCATAAGTCATATAATCTTCGGGGTTTGTATATCCACTGGCATCACCATATTGTCCAATAGATTGCATCCAGGTTTCCATAGTATTTCTAATTGCAAAATTTTGGTCATTAATTACAGTAACTGTCCAAGTATCAAAAGTTCTATCTCCTGCAACTTTAAAAATTCTTCCTCTGAATGGTACATCAATAGAAGCAATATTTGATGCAGGTAGAGCAGATGCTTTACACAAAACTCTAAAAGTTTCGTCGTCATATTCAGAATCTTTAGTAATACCATCTGGTAATTTCAAATATACTTCAAATAAATTGGGGCGCGCACCGCCACCAATAAGTGCTGATTTGAAATCTTGAATAGAGTGTGCCATTTCTTAATTCCTCCGTTTTTTGTTTTAATTAAATCAAACTGTACCAGCGACTTCTTCAAAACTTACTCCTGTTCTGGTGGCAACAAAAGTAAGAGTTACATAATTAATAGACTTGGTTGGTTTTAAATAAATGTCTGCTCTAAATTCGTTATTGTCAATAACATCTGGGGTATTATTTGAGGAATCACAAACTACCAAGAATCCATATAGACCTCTTTTTGCTTGAACATCACGCAAGTATGGTTCAACAATATTTCTAAAGTTTGCTCTAGTGAGTTCATCATTCAGTTCAAAAAGTTGAGCTTGTGCTACTCTTTCTAATGCTTGTTCAACTGTTAAGAATAATCTACGAACATTAATTCTACTAAATGCAGATGAATAAGAAAGCGCAGTTTTATCGCCAAATAAGACAATACCAAGTCCTGGTTGATTTACAATTGTATTAACTCTTAAAGGATAGAGTTGATCTCTTTGAGATTTATTTGGATTATATGCAAGTTTAATAGCATTATTTAAAACTCCTCTTTGTTGTCCAGCGGGAGAGAACCAAGGATATGAAACTATATTTGTTCTAACCATCAATCCTGCAACATCAGCATTGCATGGAATATATCTAAATTTATTATTAAATCTATCATAGGTATACTTATAACCAGTGTCAAAAACAGCATAAGAAGATGATGATAATGGTGAGAAAAATTGGATTAGATTATTTGTCTGGGTTTCTGTATTAGTAACATTTACAACGTCTGCTCTATGTGGAGAGATGACTGCCATACAATCTTTTCTTGATTCTGCAATAGAAATCAACTGATTTGCTTTTGCTTGAGATTGTGATTTGTCCAAAAGGCCTGGACCCATGATTAAATAATCAACTTGTATTGCATCTCTATTGGCAAATAAATTATATGAAGTAAATAAATCCCCAAGAGATGCTGACATTCCATTTGTGGCAGAATAGTCTTGACCGCTTGCTAAAGTATATGTTGCATTTCCTATTACATTAAATGAAACACCCTGTGCGGGTTGATTCCATAATCCAGAAGAAGTTGTAATACCAGCAAAACCACTTGAAAATCCTGAGGGAGAAACTGAACCCCCATCACCACCGTCTGAAGGATTATCTCCGACATAAACATAAGCAGAGTTTAATGCCAAGTAATCTTTCCAGAATACTTTCTGTGGAGAATTATCTGCAGAGATTGAATCCGAAGCTTTTGAAAGAAATAGGTGTTTTTCCAAAAGATTGCCTTGAATTCCAGTAACAGATCCAATATCATCAATAACTACAACATGAACCGAATCATTTTTACCTTGTCTTGAAAGTGAGTAATTACTAGAAATTGGTTTGGGTGCAATTGACTTCCAATAAATGGTCGAATTTGTTAATCCTAATGTTTGTTGGTCATACCAATCTAAAACATCAGATTCTGCAGATCCTAATGTTGTTGTTGTAACTGCAACTCCAGAAGAATTAATAACAGAGATTGTATTTCCTGGTCTAAATGAATTTGATTGATCTCTTTGCGAATATGATGCCAACGTCTCTGTTCCCAGAGATGTAACTCTTGAGATAATTTTAATATCAATTGTTGAAGCACCAATCCCAGTTACAATTCCCTTAAGATATCCAGTAAATGTAGATGTTGTCCCAGAACCAGCAATTACCTGATTATTGAGAGATGTTGTTACGCCCATTCCAACAGAAATTGTTGAAGTTGACCCTACAGATAAAACTTGATCCGCTTTATCATCAATTAAACAAACTTTGAGGTTATTTGCCCAGGAACCTGGATTTTTGGCCGCAAAACCCCAAGTTACGCTATCACTAGAATATGATGTATTATAATCATCAAAGTTTTTAATCTTCAAATTAGTTGTAGAAACTCCGCTTCTGGTTGAGTTTGCATTGTTTAGTGTAGAAGAGTTAGTTCTAACTACTTTTAAAATACCTCCATATGAAAGAAAAGAAGATGCACTCATCCAATACTCATATTGTGCATCTGTTGAAAGTGGTTTGCCAAAAGTGTTTATTAACTCTTGTTCCGTAGTGATATCAATTGGTTCATCAACAGGTCCAATTGCAAAAGGTCCGGCAATTGCACCAATGTTATCTAAAACATTATCAGCTCTTCCTACAGTTAAGTCAACTTCTCTGACGAGTACGCCTGGAGATAATTGAGGAGTCGCCATGTTTTTCTCCGTAAAGTCTCAGTTTATCTAAAAATTATTTATTAAAAACTTACTTTACGTGGGGGAAATTGGACGTGAGCATAATTACCAATCTGGATAGTGCCATTTATCTTTTATTTTTTGATTTTTATTAAAACTAATTCTTTTAATAGCACACTCTTTACATTCATAAGAATATGAAGATATTACAGGACCTCTATCTTTACGAGTTCTATAAAAACTATCTACTAAATTTTTTATTTCTCCACAAACTCTACATTTTCTATCAGCAAAGAGTAAATGTCCCAAATTTATTTGTTTATCCAAATCCACTACATGTACTCCCACATATAAGACCTATCACCATACTCATCTACAAACCATCTATCTCCATCTTGATCGACAAAACTATTATTATCTAAACCATCTGATATAAATCCAAAAGGAGACATATCTTGTTCAATTTGATTTTTCTGTTCTTCATACAGTCTTTTTCTAACGTCCTGATCGGTTAGTTCTTTAAAATAATCTTGAGCAACCAACCAAGCATAAATTACAAGGCACATTGCAAGATCGTCATTACATCCTTCTTCAGCTTCAAATGAGTTGTGTTTTTGAATAAATGTTGTAAGTTCACTAATGATTTCATAATCAGTCAAAAGTAATTTACTTTCCTCAATCATTGTTTTTAGATTAAGGCATCCCACTTTTTTAACTGTTTTGGACATCTTAACGCCAAGTTGTGTTTTCTTCCCCGAAAATCCTTGACCAACGATTTGTCCTGCTCTACCTCTCATCGAACACATTAAAAGATTATTATACTCTAAATCATATTGAATAATACTTGCCACTTGGTCCCCAACATCATTTACCTCACATAAAATATATGCACTATTATATGCGTTTGCTGTTTCCTGAATAATACTTGGAAAAAGCATTGGTTTTATTTCGTTATTTCTATACTTAGCAACAACTTTATGTGGAAACTGAGTTATGTCTATAACTACAAATGCCGAATAATCGTTTCCTACACCTCTAGCAACGTCTACAGTGATAAGATAGTCGTGATTATCCTCTGGATCCACATAAACATCTAAACCTGCGCTACGGGTCTTGGGGGCGTCGTAGACGAGTGTTCTGAGTTTGGATGGTGCAATTAAAGTATCAACTGATCCTAAAAATTCACACTCAAATTCAACTTTAAACTGCTGTTCTGAAGTATTGGCAATAGTCTGTTTTTTCCACTCTATATCTCTTCCGGGAACCTCACTCCAATGAACATCAGTAAACACATATTCATTTTTACCTTTTTCGGCATCATGCCACATTCGGTAGAAATGATTCATACCATGTGGGGTAGAAACAATTATAACTTTTGTTTGTTTACCTGAAGTAATTGTTGGATATACCGATGCAAAGAATGAATCTGCGATATGATTGGGAACAAACGCAAATTCGTCCAAAAATAAAATATTGAATGACATACCACGAACTGCAGAAGCAGAAGTAGAAGCAGCCAAGATTTTACTTCCATTTTCCAATTCCAAGGATCCCTTATTCCAAGATATAATTCCTTGTTGCATCCACTTTGGTAGATTTTCATATGCGGTTTGCAACCTATCTAAAAGTTCTCTTGCTGTTGCAGCTTTATTTGCAAGAATACCAATATTTACATTATCATTAAAAACTGCATAATGTAAAAGAAATGCCACAACAGTAGTAGATTTGCCAGTCTGCCGTGGCATCTTACAAATATTAAATCTATGATTGTGGAAATTATTAATTAACTTTTCTTGAAAATGATATGGTCTAAATGTTTGAAGACCATGATCCAATGTCACAATTTTTACATAGTTATTTGCAAAATAGACGGGGTTATCTTTACACTTGACAAACTCAAGAATTTGTTCTTGTGTAAATTCAATTGGAGTATTTGCCTTTTTTAAAAGCGGATTACCAAGATAAACATCATTAGACATAATAAATTAACACTTCCAACGTCTTCTTGCAGCTAATCCCCTTTCTCCTTTCCAACTTCTACTGCGAGAGCAAAATGCTTTACGTCGTTTTGCTGCCTTACTTCCTGGTTTCACATCTCCAGTCACCGGTGCTTGTAAATTGGATCCCGTAGCAAGATTGTATTTTTTTCTTCCCTTTTCGGTAAGACCTCCACCTCTACTTACGGGAAGTTTTTCTCCTCTACCTACGGACAGAGATGGACCTTCTTCTTCTAATTCAACTTGTTCGCTATAAGGTTTTACATATTTTTTTGATGGTCCGGAATGTCCAAAAGATCCACCTTGAGGACCAAATGCCTGTACTAATGGTTGCCCTGGTTGAATTTCCGATACGGTATGATAAAGAACTATAGATCCAGGATAAACTTTCTGCAATTCGTCACTAATTTCTTTCTTAGATGGTGTTTTAATCTGAGGAAAAAATATTTTTAATGAGTAATATTTTCCTCTCCAAGAAAGAGTAACTGCAATAACGTTACCTGTTTGTGCTTGAAGTCTTGTTGCTTCATCTACTTGAGATTTAAATCCTTTGATTGGTTCTGGTTTAATTAAATCAACTACCTCGGCAAAAGTATTTCCATCAGCATCTTCGATAGTTACATCTTCTGCCTTTACGCAATTTGGATATCGCTTTCCAAACATTGTTTTCATCCCTTTCTTTTTGTATCCCGGCCAACATTTTTCATCCAATACTTCTTTAGCAATTTTATCAACTAAGGTTTCTTCTTTGTTGATTTTGGGGAGTTCTGTTTTCGCTAATTTTTTATTTCTTAATTCTACTGCTTTAGATCCCAACTCTTTTGCAGCTTCTGGAGATAAAGCACCAGCACCAGTAGATCTTGCAATTTGAGTTTCTTTGCCCGATAAAATACCTCTTCTGACTCTTACAGATTCTTCCATTTCTCCACTAGCAATATAATCTGCTGCAGTGTCAATATAATCTGCTGCCTTTGTAATTTTTGATTGAACCCATGCCTCAAGAGATCCCTCACCTTTACCAACTTTTGCTTTAAGTTTTTTTACTGCATCCTCAATTGTTGAAATTTCTGATCTTGCCATTGAATATTCGTGATCTTTTACCGAAACTTTATCCCATGCTTTTCCACCATAAGAACATTCAGATCTTGTTTCTCTTTTATCACATAAAGGACAGTATCTTTGTTCTTCAACTGATTCTGACTTAGTTCCCCAATTATCTGCACCAACCTTGCGACACTTTACAAGTGCTCCAGATGCATATGCACTTGGCCAAACGCTATAACGTGATTTTACCTTATAATAACAAGCGTCTTTTTTACCACTACCTTTACCTGGTTTGTCTTTTTCTTCTTGTACTTCCATTTCCTCTTTCATTTTCTTTTTTGGTGAATCTGTAGAAACATAAGTTGGTTTTGCAGATCCTGTTTTTTGCTGTTGTCCTGGATCTGCTACTTTTTTTCTTCTCGCGGATGAACGTCTTTCTGCAGGAGTCATGCTTGCTCTCTTTTTAGAAGAAACACATTTAGGAACTCCTTCACCCGGTTCATCACTTGCACATGTGCCACCAGTTACTACATTAACCCAACCCGGTTTTCCTTCTTTCGATTTGCTTTGATACCATTTATGCAGATTTCCCTCTTTAACATCCTCAAACTTTTTATGATGCTTTTTAGCATCTCCTTCCATTTTCTTTAGACGAGTATAATAATCTGGAATCTCATCAAGATGTTGAAGTGCAATATCTCTTGCAAGATCATGATCTTTTGTATGCTCATGTTCAATAGGTTCTCCCATATCAAGTTGCTTTTGTATGAAAGAAACTTCTAAACGGTGTTTTTTTGCTATTTGTTCAACTGTTTTATGTGACTTAAATTTGGGCATTACTCAACTGGGTTTGGTTTAGTCTGCTCACCTTTTGCTCTTTTTCTTCTCGCTGCACAATGAGCACGTTGAGAAAATCCTTTTGGATTGGAGCAATCAATACTCTTTTTATATTTATTACTCCAGTCTTCTTGAAACTGTTTAAATGTTTTCATTTTGAGTTTGTTGTTTTAAAAGTTTTGCCAACTCTGCGGTAGATCCAACAAATAGTGCATTATTGACTGTTGTTGGTCCTTTTTGACTTTCTTCTTCTATGTCTTTTAATTTTTTTTGAAGATCCATTAATTTGTCTGTAGCATCAGCGACATTCTTAATGAGTTGTCCAGCAACTTCATAAGCTCTTGGCATTTCACTCTCTTGTGCTAATTCAAGAATGCCATTTATTGCTTCTTGACCTTTTTCTATAAGAGAATATAAATTTCCTCTTGTATATTCATAATCTTTTTTTATATCATTTGCGATTTGTGCTATTTTTTCTATCTCATTAGAAACTTCTTTTGCTTTGACTGGAATTATTTCTCCTTCCATACCAAAAGTTTTATTGAGATTATCAAATTTTTTTGTCATTTTCATATTTTTTAACTTATTGAACCGTTAAACCCAAAATCATCCCCAGATTCAATTAAAAGATTATCAGCATTTGTAATTGATTTTACTGGAGATCCTGCCAAATGTGATGTAATTGCTGTTCCATCTTTACCTCTTTCAACTGTTAAAGTATTTGCAGATTTTGTAATTACATAAATTTCTTCCCCTTCAAGATCAAGATAAGATCCAACACTAATAGAGGAAGCATCATTTACCAATATTAAAGTATTATCAGCATTGATATCAGTTGAAATATTTGTCAAAACAGTACCTGTATAGTTTTTGATTGCTCTTGGTTCTGTAGAATAAATCATTTCTCTTGTTGGAGAATTTGTAGAATCGCCAGTGATGTAACTGATGGTTGTTTTTTTGATGATGTCTTTTGACGCTGAAGAAATTGGTCCAAAAAGATAAGTTTTAACTGTAAATCTTAAAGTGTAAATTAAAACACGCCTTGTAGTAAAGTTTCCTTCATAATCATCCTGCATTGTAATATTTTCCAATATAACAGGAACATCGCGCTTTTCATTTATATTATCAATTAATTCAACAGTCATAGAATATGCCGGTTGAAAATATGGCAAAATCTGTTCTATAATTTGAAGAGCATCGTCATTTAATTTGGACATTATACTAAGTTCAAATTGCATATTATATGGAACTGGTAAATATTCTTTTTTAACTTCTATACCACCACTTGCAAGTTTTGTAGTAAAAGTTTGAGTGGTAGTTGATTTTCTTGAAGAATCATAAGTTAATCCGGTAAATTCAAATGACATCCTTGGTAATGTCATTTGAACTGGTTTATTTAAGTCTGGAGATTGTTCCAATCTTGCTAAAAATTTTTGAGTTGGTCCATATGCAAGAGGGACTTTCATCACACTACTAATGTTTCCACTATTATTTGTATGTTTGATAGTTATTTCATTGAATAAAGAACCAAATGCAATTACGGTTTTTCTTAAAATTTCGTGATAAAAATATTCAAACATACTTATATTTTCCTTTTTATCGAATTAATATACTAACCTTTATTTATGGCATACCAAAAGGATTTCTTTCACTAAAATCAATAATATTATTTGCTTCATCTTCTATTTGGTCATTATTTGAATACCCATCCTTACTAATTAAAGTGTCTATTTTTTTGAGATAGTGAATAGCACTTGAAGCTGCACCCACAATAGGTTCTCCTAATTTAAATTCTCCGTCTACATGAGAAATTTCAAGAATATTTGTAACTGAATTCCAAGATCTAACCCTTCCACTAATTCCACTTTGAGAACCAGTTACTACTTCGTTGAAAATAAAGGTTCCAACTCCAATTATACTTGGTGATGATATTGTTACTGTCGGTGCCACCGTATAACCAAGACCAGCGTTTGTAATCCTGATAGATGTTATGGTTCCCGCAGAAGAAACTACAGCAGTTGCAGCTGCTGATATTGAAGAACTGCCGGTAAAAGTAATATTTGGTGGGTTTACGTACCCAGACCCCGAATTTGAAATTTGAATTACTCCAATAATACCATTACCTATAGAAGCAATTCCAGTTGCACCTCCACCTTCTCCACCAATAAATCTAACTCCTGGAGTTGTAGTGTAACCGTATCCAGCATTAATTATTTCTACACTTTGAACAGATTGTGCTGATGGATTTGTATTATCATTACACACGACAATTCCACCGATCATTTTTGCAATTGCTGATGCAGTTTTACCACCTGGTGGTGCAGAAGATATTCCTACTATTGGAATACTAGTGTATCCACCCCCGCGATTTGTTACTGTTATCGATCTAACACCTCCATTTACTATTTGAGTTGTTGCTGTTGCAGTTACTCCAGTTCCAACCATTAAAAGTTTTTGAACAATTCCAACCGATGTTGTATCGTCACCCTCACTACCACTAATAAGTTCATCGATATCCATTAATCCAGTATCAATCACCTCATCTTCATATCTAAACAATTCGCATCTTAATTGATAAGTATAAAGACCTTGAAGTTGATAAAATGGTTTCTCATGTTCTACATATTTTATTTCAAAGAGACGCTCTCCGAGGGGAAAATAAATTAAATCACCCTCTTTTGGTCTTGATGATAATTTAATATTTGATTGGCTTTTAATTAATGGGGATATATAATTTTTATATCTTTCACGCGAAATTATGAGTGTAATTTCATTTAATGCTTGAATTCCAAATTTTGATAATATTGTGGGGTTGTCACCATATCCGTCAAAATTATCCACATATGCTTCTATTGGATATGCATTTGTAAATTCTGATTCTATTAGTTCTTTTATTACAGTTTTTTCTGTAATATATTTTCTCGGCAGATAATGTATTTCAACACCATACATTCTTAATTGCTCATTGATTAAGTCTTGAATGAGTGATTGTTCTGTTTTTGACCCTTGAAGAAAAAATGGATTTAGCATATATTATCCAATCATGTCAAGAGGGGGAAGTTCATAAGTACTAGACATTTTTTCCATTAAAATATCAATTTCTCTTTGCGCATCATCATACATTTGTCTTCCATTTAATTCAACACCACCCGGAAGTTTAACTCCAGTAAATTTCATCATGTTTTGACCCCATTGTCTTTTAATCAAAGAAGTTAAATAAGGTTTTATGAAAGAATCATTCCAAACTCTTGAATAATCATTTGGGTCTAATGTAGAATAACAATCTATAACAAAATATTGACTATCTGTAACAGATCCCCAATCAATATCTAAATACAATCTATCTTGTCTTTTATTGAATCTAATTTGTTTTTGTGTATTTAAAAGAAAATCTAAATCTTCTAGATATGTTTTAACCATTGCATAACTTAAGAGTTCGGTTGTTCCCCAATAGTAAATATCATTTAAAAATAACTGATATTTTACACTGAACATATTATGAGTAATTGTATTGGCACCATCAAAGGTGAAAATTTTATTTACGCCAATAATATTTGGCGGAACTTGAAGATAATTACTATTTTCATAATAATTAAAAGTAGTTGCAGTTCCTACTATATTTGTAGTAACCGATGTCGTTGTGATTCCAGTATTGTTTTGATCTAATCCTTTTGCTCTTCCTCTAGCAATATCTTCCTTAGTTACTTTGTATTTATAGAATGTTGGGTATACACCATCAAAATGCCTTTCCTGAAAAAATTGAACTGCATCGTCAACCAAATCTTCAATTTGTTCATCGGCAACATTAATTTCCAAAACTGGCGCTCCCAGTTTTCTTTTACAGTAATCTATTAGTTCTTGTCTAGTAGATGGTTGCGCCATTTATCTATTTTCTATTAGAAATATTTATGAAGATGATTTTATTAGTTGAGAAACAACCTCTTGTTGTTTTAGATATAATTTAAAATAACATTTTGCAATATTTTTAATCTGATCTATATCTAAAATATTGTCAATCTCAGACGATACTTTAAAATATTCAAAACATTTACTTAAATTTTCAAGTTCTATATTATCGGGATTCATTTATTAAACTCCTAATAAGGTCTTTAATTTCATTTAAGTCATTTTTCATACTTTCAACATCAAATTCTAAACTTTTTATTTTAGAAATATTATCCTCTTTAGACTTCTTTAAATTGATATAATTTTGATATTCTGATAAATTTGTGTTTATAACCGCTTTTGTAGATTCATCTCTTATTAAATTTGAGTGCCCTTCTACTTTTGAATAATCCATAATTATGCAAGAGCAATTACTCTAAGATCTTTTAGTTTTGGAGGATATGCTTGATTTGTGGAAGATCCTACTAGTTTAATGCTAAAATACCTAAATGGTGGTAAGTTATCAACACTAAATTGATAATCTTTAAATAGATTTGGTTCCTCTAAAGAGGATAAAATATCAGTCTTTGAAATAAATGTGTCAGGTGTTCCATCATTATTTGATGAATTAATTGTTTGTCCCAAATTATTTAAATTCGAAAAACCTGGGAATGGATAATAAATCGGACTTTCATTTGAATCATTTTGAATTGAGTAAAGTGCTCTTAAATCGTTAAATTGATTTATATACGCTGAAACTATAATTTTGATAGAAGTAGAAGGTGCTTCTAATTCAATCGAATTTGTTGCATATACAAATGAGGATGGATTTTGTTCAAGATTTGATACTCTATTATCGGTTGTAAAATTTGTAATTGGGTTGTTAACCCTATTTGAGATTAATACCATACTAACTCTATCAAGATCAACCACCGGAGAAACAAAAGAATTGGATGAACTAAAATCTAAAGATAAAGTAAATGATTTTTTACCTGGCAAGTTTGTTAATCTAGAATCTTCATTTACTTTTGAACATATTAATCTAGGAGAATCGAAATAATTATTTGAGTCTAATGAAATATTTTCAAATCCATTATCAACAAATGAAATTTCAGTTCCATCAACACTTGTTCCATCAATCGTTCTTACTTTTGAAGAAATATTTGTAGCATTTAAAATTAATTTTTGTATATTAGGTCTTAAAATTTCAAATTGGATGTTTTGTGTTGCATTAATATTATTTCCTCCGGCAAACTTTTTTTCATTAATATATAATTGTGGAAAAGACGACCCAGAACTACGATTCACTTGTCCGAATGGAAGTGCTTCAGTTTTTCCTGCCTGAGTCATATCAACTTTTATATTATAAAAATCCAAATCTATTGCATCAGAAACTGTAGCATCTTGAAGTGTGTGTTCGGTATTAATTCTTCTCAAAGAAATTCCATTTAATTCATATTTTTGTACAGGAGTTCCTACAGAATAAGTAAATGATTTTGTTTGATCAATTTGTCTTGTTATCCCAATAAAAGATGTTGAAGTTACTCCTTCATATGCAATAATTTCATCACCAATTTTTAAATAACCTGGATTTGTAGTACCAACTCCAACATTTTCAAAAGTTCCAAAGTTAGTAGTATCGTCGACAAAAATAGTTCCACTAGATGATGATGCATAATTACTAGTTAATCTTGTTTGCTTAATATCAGAAGTAACATTTGAGATTTTTAATGTATTTTCTTTGGCGTGCATTCCATGATTTTTGTGGTTTACTTTTATATGCAATCCGTCAGATACAACTTGTATTCCATCTGCTGGAATAATTATATCTCCCCCAAAAGAACCATTTAAATCTGTAGTAATTCCCAAACTATTAATATATCTAATTGTTTTACCAACTCCTGTTAAAAATTCTCCTTGAACATTATCTAAAATTAATTGATTAACTCCATATATGTTAGAAAGAGATAATCTTAAATTTCTTCCTAGAGAATTTGCTCCAATTTGAGATGCTGTTAAAACATCTCCAATTTTGTATCCAGTTCCGCCGGAATTAATCGTTGCGGCTATTGCTACTCCATTTGAAATAGTAATATTCGCTGTTGCGTTTAACCCATTTCCAGTTTGACTAATTAAAGAAACTGAATTATACGTAATACTTCCTGTTGATGGAGTATATCCGATACCAGGATTGATTATTGATAAAGTGCCAGTTGCAGATCCAGCTGCTCCAACATAATTTGCAGAAGCATTAGAATTTTGTTGAACAATAGTATTGCCAAGCACCAAATTAGTATCTTGTATCGTTTTTCCAAGACCAATTCTAATAACTTTAGATGACATTTCTAAAGCATTTGGAATAAGAGTTGCTACTTGGTTATTCCCTAAACTTAATTCCGAATTATAAAAATTAATATTTCCCGTAGGACTAATAAAATTTGCCCTATAAAGAGTGAATTTCAAATCCTCATATGGACTTTCATTCCAAGTAGAATTGTTTTGTGATTTAAAAAGTCCTCCTGTTAATGGTTGTTTACTTACGACTACTTTTTTTGACTCTGGACTATTTTCAAATGCAGAATCAAATTCGCCCAATTTTGAAGTCCAAACAAAATAATTGTCAGAATTAGTTAAAATAACTAAACAATGAAAAACTCCGCCAGCAAGATAAACTGGAGAATTAAAAGTTACTCTAGTTGCAATAGATCCATCTGTAGATGTTAAAATATTTTTTGGATCAAGTACAACTTCACTAAAAGGATAAACTTCTTCGGTGGGAAGACCCAATCTCATTGGTCTTAACTGCACAGTAACTGGCAATTCTGGATCACTATTATAAAAATATAAGTCAACTGAGGTTACAAATATACCACTAGTAGGTTCTACATAAAATGACTGCGCTAAAGGATCTACAAGTTTCATTTTTTATAGGTTTATTGATTATTTATCTTCGACTAGAACCTCTACTAGAACTACTAGAACCCCTACTAGAACTACTGGAACTACTAGAACCCCTACTAGAACTACTGGAACTACTAGAACCCCTACTAGAACTACTGGAACTACTAGAAGATCTACTAGAAGAGGATGAAGAACTTTGTGGTTTTTGGGAAACACCAACTCCCTGAGAAGCTGCTATTTGTGTTGTTTTTTCTGTACTAGTTTGTAATGGACCTTTATAATCTCCAGTTCTATCTGTACGTATAGGACTAACTTCGATATTTACTGATATACCCTTTGCAGCTAAAGCCGCTTCTATTATTTGAGCGTCTCTTTGTGATTTTCCATAAGACTGATCTTCTTTAATTGAGTTTACAAATGATTGTGGCAAACCACCAGCTGCTGCCAAAGTTGACAATGTTCTATCCGCATATTCACCAATAGACTTTCCTCCGAAATTTGCAAATATTGTTCCATAATTTACTGACGTAGGTGCCGTAGGTGTTGGTTGCGGTGTTGGTTGCGGTGTTGGTTGCGGTGTTGGTTGCGGTGTTGGTGGTTCATATCCCCCTCCACCACCATAAGATGCTTGTGGAATATAACCAATAATATTACTACTCACAACAGTATAATCTGTTTGTGACGCTGTTTGACTCTCGGAGGTGTTCTGCGTTTCTATTCTAAAGTTTCTAACTGAAATAATATTTTCCTGAACTGTATTAATTTTTCCATCTGAAAAATAACTTTCATCGACACTGGTTGTAAAAGAACCTTGAATTTGCGAATTTGTTTTATTACTTGTTAATCTAAAAGTTTTTGCTCCAGATTCAAATTTTATTCCGGATTTATTTGGATCTGGAATAAAAACCGATCCAATAATAGTCCCTACATTATCAGTAACTAGTCTAATATTAGATACTACTGCTTCGGCACCACTAGTCTGTCCTTTCAATTTCATTCCCAACTCAATATATCCACGATAAGATCCTTGTACAATATTTGCCATACTGTAAGTATCGATATTTAAAATTGATGAAGTTGAAGAATATAGATTACCTAAAATGATGTTAGTGTCATAAACACTAACATCATATGTTTCTGTTGGATTATTATAAGGACCGTATTTGTGATTTTGATTTGCAACTCTCGCATAAAATTTCGGTTCTTCAGTAGTTGCATTATATCCTACCACCGTTTCTCCAACTTGAAAAACTCCATTGACCATAGTAATTTCTATGAGTTTTGGAGTTATGTACTGATTTAAAGAAACTCCATCAAGAAAACCATAAACACGAGTATATGGTTTCATTCTTTTTGCAGTAAATTCAATATTTCTAGATCTCAAATATGGAATTATCGTTGAGTTTAGTACCTGATCACCAAAAGTAGACTTATCAAATTGTTCTTTAATAATTTGTCTATTTCCCTGTCTTGTACTAGTTCCTGTTTTTGATGAAGTTTTAATTACATTATCGTATATAGAATATCCGTCATTGGTTTGAATTGATGACAGTGAAGAAGATTCTCCTGTCCAAACTGTTTCCCAAGAACCCCAAGTAACTGGACCAAAACCGGTTTGAGCATCAAAACCAGATGCAGATAATTGATTTCTAGTTTGGGTATAATTTCCTTCGACATTAATAATTTTTGCTTCTGTTCTAACCTGATCAACCCAAACATCGGAAGATGGGAATAATTCCATAGTTCCTGCATAAAATGCAATAGAATATGGACTTACATTCACAACCCTAGTTGAAAATGGTTGATTAATAATTGAAACCTCTTCATAATCTAAAGTTATAAGTTGTCCAGTTTTCCTAATATTAGTTCCATTTAAATCCGTAACAAATTTATTATCAATCGTTGGATCTGTAACAGTTCCTATTCCAATCACTGCATTTGATCCAAGAGTAAGATCTACTTGAGTTGTATAATGAGTTGGTCTTAAAATAGAATTTTTAATATCAATACTATTCTTAACTTGAGTTACTTTCTTTTGAGATGTTGTAGATGAAAAATCATCTACAAAGAAACCGGATTTAAATCTATTAAGACCATTATAATCTGTAATTTGAAGATTTGCGGTATCAATTTCTAGTAATGAAAGAGATGTATAATATTCTAGATTCTGAATTCTTTGCTCTAATTTACGAATGTCTACCATTCGATATCTTTTATGTTCCTTCAAATTGATAGTGATATCATTCATATCACACAAATAAGCTGGAAGTATAATTGTTGCTAATTCTAAAGCATCACTAATATCTGAGGGGGGTGAAGGATTTTCTTCTGGTTGTCCATAATTTAATTGAAATACTCCATCCTTAGTCAAGAAAAGTTTGTCAATTCTAGGTAAATAGAATGAATAATCAATTTTAAAATCTTCATCTGAAGCTAAAACATTACTAGCAGAATTTATAGTAAATGATCTCGCTAGAAATTCAAAAGGAGATCGGGCACCTTCTGATACTGAATATGTAGATACTCTTTGTCTTATATCAATAAGATCTGTATTTCTTATGCCATTATTAGTTTCATTAATATCGCAATAATCAAATTGATTATATGAATTTACCGTAGTAATATCTCCTGTATCTGAAGTAGAATAATTTACATATTCATATAATATTTTTAATTTTCTATTTGGTTCTGTAACGTTTGAATTTCTAACTATTTTAGAATAATCATATATTGTATCGTTTTGAGATTTATCTAGAGAAAATAAACTGGTGACATTTAAATCCCCAAAATCAACTGCAGAAACTATTGCGGTTATACCACTTTCTTTGAAAGTGACTACTTCTCCGATAATAAAATTATTTTGATTTTGGGATACAAATCCAATTTTCAAATCATTTATTTTTTCTAAATAAACTCCAACTGCTCCACTCGATTTTCCTATAAACTCTTCGCCTATAAGAAGATCTCCAGTTTTGTTTGTGGGACTAATTAAAGATGAAAAAACAATTGATGGAATATCCGGATCTAAAGTGTCATCAGATAAAAATATACCATATAATTTTGTTACATCTGGTTCAAGCAAACAAATTTCTTCATCCTGAACTCTAGTTCCGTAAGGATAATTTCCATATGTAAGTCCATCGTTTAGTGTTGTTGCGCCAATTCCGGATCCTTCGTATTTTGATTTATTGACAATAATAGATTTAACTCTATTAATAATTTTTGTTTTCTCTTTAATGTTAATTTTTCTCAAAGTTGCAATTAACTTAGCGTTACTGGTTCCATTAGTCAATCCATTTATTGTAAGAATAGTAGAACCTGAAGTGAATGAAAATTTATCTGGAGTTAATTCTTCGGTAACTCCATTTTCTCTTACTAAAACATATCTTTCCTCATCAAAAGGAAGAAAAAATTGATTTGCTCCAGAAACAATTGGTCCGGTGGAATTCGATGCGATAGTAACATCGAATTGTTTTCTGATTATTAAATCTGCGTCTGTTAAATCTACAGAGGCAATAGTTCGTTTTGGTAAATATGTATAAAGAGTGTTATCTGAAGATACGTGTTGTTTTGTAACCAAAATGTTGAAATCATTTGGGTTTATATTGGAGGATGGTAATCCTCCATCACAAATACCGTTGACTGTAGTGACCCCAATTATAGATATTGATTTTTGCGATACATTCTGCACCTTTGCAAAAGAAACCGTAGAAAATCCTGGATTTGTGTATGATACCAAATTACCAACGGTTACAATTCCAATAAAATTGATGTTTGGAGATGTTACTGTGCTAATACCACCAGAAGATTGTGTAATATTGACTGAACCAATGTTTAATAATGGGGATTGTTTTGTATCTGCTGTAAATGTATATGCAGAACCAACAATTCCATAAACTGATTTTACATCTCCGATTGAAAATGATGTAACTGCTACAGAAATTCTATTATTTTCTATCCCATCAAAAATTAATTTTTCTCCTATAGAAAATTGTCCCTTAACATTATAAGCAGTTAAAATTCCTGAATTTGTTACATCATACCTTAAGTAACCAATTGCTCCACTCGATTTTCCTTTGATATGTGTCGGGGTTAAAAGAGATGGTATTGGGTTATTTACGGTTATTTCTGTATGACTTTGAATATCATAAAGAGTGATATCCCATTCATTTATATTTGTATTTGATACAGTATAAGATCCAGACTCTAATGCAAAATCATAGACTCTAGCAACGCCAATTTCTTTTCCAGATGCAACAGTTGAAGAAATTCCTACTCTACTGTCTCTGAGACTTAATACATATGAAGTTGTTAATCCTATTATTGGACTTCCATAAACTTTATTTAATGTAAAAGTAGATCCTGTTTGATAATTAATAAATTGATTCTTTAGGGTTTTTATTGTTCTTGGTTTTTTAAAATCTACAAAAACATTTCCAAGATTACCAACACTATATCCACTAACATAGGCTGATGATGGGGTTATTATATAAGTTCCTAAATCGTCATTTGGTACATTATTATTATAGGTTAATTCGTTTTCATTAAAAATTCCATTATTTCCCTTAAAGTCATTGAGACTTTCTTTTGCGGAAATGTTTGGAGATCTTACAAAATAATCTCCAGATTCATCGTAAGTTCTCTTTGCAAACTCTTGAGAGAGATTGCTATATTCTGTTGAAGATCTAAAAGATACATCAACTCCATTTCTTATTTGTTTGATTAATACAAAATTATCATCATCTATGGAATCGGGTGACAGAACTTCTAATTTTGCTTCTATTTTAAATCTATCAGATCCTGGAGATGCATAATTTGAAAATCCCTGTGCATTATCATTGAGAGAAGAATCTTCATAAGAATTTACAATACTTTCTTTTATTCTAAATCCAATATTATAACTTCCATCATTTGCATATTGATCCAAATATATCAATTGCTCAGGAACTCTAACAAAAGTTCCTCTTAAATACCAAACTCCAGATTGAACAACCACAGTAGAAGCTGTTGCATTTGGATTTTCAAATACTGTTGATGCAAAAGGTTCCCCTTGTTGAAAAGTTTTTAATGAAAATGTGGAAGTTTCAATATCGTAAATATATGCAGTTGCACCATTTTCTTCCGATACTTCTAATACTTCTCCTGGCAGAAACTTTTCATTTTCATAAGTTAAAGAATCTGAAGAAAGATATGAAACATAAAGAGTTGGTTTATTGATTCTACTTACCGAACTTGTAATAGAACTGTTAACAATTGCAGTAATTCCACTTGTTCTACCTTTAATTTTTATTGATTTAATCCCATTTAAATATAAATCAACATTCAAACCCAAAAATTGATCATCAAGTATTACTGCATTTACATCATTTCGAAAAACTACATTTCCAGGTATTACTACAGTTCCTTCTTTAAAAATGTGATTTCCAAAAGTTTCAATTTGGTTTTGAAGAATTGATTGCAGAGTAGTTAATTCTCTTGCTTGAACGGGATACCCAGGTTTAAAGAGAACTTTATAATAATCTTTTTCTGGATCAAAATCATCAAAATATGGTAAGATATTAAGATTAGTTTCTTGTGGCATGGGTCTTTAGAATTGCAAAATAACTTTGATATCTTCTTTTTGGTTGGTAGACCTTGTTATTGAAGGTCTATTATCGACATAAATTATATTTCCTGAATATTTTTTAACCTCAGGATAAGAAACGCCATCAGTAAAAGATTGACCAAGATAGTATGTTCTATTATTTATCGAGGTAGATACACCACTGAAATTTGTATCAATACCCAAAACAACACTACCACCAACAATATTTAAAGATCCTCCAGATTCTGGATATGCTGTAAATTGATATTGATCAAATCCATATTGTGGATTTGCAGTTTGAGACCCATCAGTATTAAATCCGGCAGTATTTCGATCTTGCCAGTATTTTAAAACGCCAGTTGCTTGATCATAAGAAACTACTCTTCCAACAGCAGTATATCCCAATCCAACTGTTTGGGTTATAAAAGAATCTGCAATAAAAGAAGCCGAATCATAACCAGTCCCTGTTAATTTTAATGCGTTTAACGCGCTTGCTTTATCTAAAGTTAATATTGATGAAGAATTAAAAAATTCTGGGTTTTCCACCAATCCAATACGAGCAATTTGATTACCTGTAATAAAATCTGGATTCTCTACATCATTTTCAATTCTAGAATAAACTAAAACATTATAAGCTCCAAGTTCTCTATAAATATCTGATCCATGACCACCTTGAGGAGGAATAATAACATTAAAAACTGGTTTTATAGTTCCTATGGGAACATTTCCCGCAATTAAATCAACACTACCAAAAGTATATCCAGATCCACCTCTAGAAACAGTTATAGATTCCACTTTTGATTCATTATTGATTACGATAGTTGCTTCAGCACCTATACCATCTCCTAAAATGGGAACTCTAGTGTAAGTTCTGTTTGCAGTACCCAACCCAACACCACGATTTGTGATCGTAACAATTTTTAGTTGTCCACTTGTTGTGGCATTATTTCTAATTGAGGAGTATTCAGAACTAGTTTCCCAATCTCTGGGAACTGGCATAAAATTTGTGGAATCAAACTTTACAATATCACTTGGTTTTATTGTATAAAGATATTTCCAAATATAACCATCACCACTATCTCCAGCAGTTCTAGGTTCTAAATCTGTAAATGATGGTTCATCTAATGAAGGTTTTCCGGTTGGATTTTCTGGGTCCACTCCATTATATAAGCAAATGTAAACTTTATAATCTTGATTTACAACATAATAATTTGCAGAATATAAACTAGTTGCTCCTGATGGTTTAGAAGTGTTTGTTCTGCTAATGTCATGTCTGTACATGTCATAAACAGTTCCAGAAGTCCAAGTGATTTTTCTAATTACTTGTTTAACATCACCATTTGAAATTTTTTTAAGAGCGATCATTGTGTCCCAATAATCATTCTCTTGATCAAAATTATCTTTGGGAGCAGGTGGTATAGTATTCCACGTTGAAGAATAATCCGTAGCGTTTGGAAGTCCTACAAAAGCATAATATGAGTTTGTACTGGAAGTAGCAGAAGCTACAAAATTCTTTGCATTTAATATTCTAAATTGATCAGTTATGATAGCGGACATTTTGCAGTTTTTTATCTATTTATTAGTTATAATTCAGATATCTTAGAGAATTGACTCTTTGAATGATTGGCGAAGTTGAAACACCAATAAGTCCATTATTATAGGAAGTAAACGATTTTGCATTATTTCTTGATGGCATAGAAATTCTACCCCAACTATATTCTCCAAAGAAATTACTATATCCAATTCCAGATAGTCCATTATAATCGGATAGACTTACAGTAACCTTTGCGACATAAGTAACACCAGATCCAACTGTACTTGTTTGTGCAATTGATACAGAGGCAACTTCATAAACATTATCAACATATGAAGATCCAATTGAAAGAACAGATCCATTTTGATAAAGTGAAGTTACTCCATTACCGACATTTGAATTTAAAACAACAAAATAGTATCCTGTTTGTATTCCACTAACTGTAATTGCTGATCCAACTATAGATGGATCTCTCAAAAATGAATTATGAGGAATTAAAAGATCAAATACAATTCCTGTCAAAGCAACTCCAACAGAAACTGTGGAAATGCCAGATATAATTCCAAAATCTCCAGAATAAGATACATCTTCAATTTCTTCAATATATCCGGAAACTGGTGGAGATTCAATTAAGATTGAAGGTGGATTTGTATTTGTATATCCAAATCCCGAATTCGTTACTTGAATTGATGTTACAATTCCTGAAGTAATACTTGCATTTGCAATTGCATAATTTAAATAATTTGTTGAAAATGGTGAGGTGTAAATTCTATAAGAATTTGTAGAATTTGCTGTGAAAGATTCTAGGTAATTTGCAGATATTCCGTCAGTTATTCCACCAAGAACTGAATTAGTTATAGTAACTAAATTGACATCAATAAAACTACTCCCATTAGTAAATAAAATTTCATAAACATGGGGAGTTAATGCAGACGAAGTTCCATAATTATATCCTTCAACTCTAATTCTGAAAGTCCCTCCAGAAGATAATGTATAAATTTGAGTTAGTCTTCTATTTCCAGGAATTACATGAACTCCTGGAAGTGATGGTAAGTTTGGACGAATGGCGTTAAATTGATTACTTCCTCCACCAAAAGTAAAATATCCATTTGATCCCAAATAAACAGTGGAATATCTGTTTCCTAAAAAGTCAATCTCAAAAGGAAGAGAAATTGTAAAAAATACATTATCAACATCTCCTGCAAAATAATTTGTCATTCCAAAAGAACCATATTCGCTATAAGGAATACTTTGAACAGTTGCTACTGCTGTGCTAGTAATTCCGGATATAACTGGAGGGTGTGATATTGAAACAGTCGGTGCAGTTGTATATCCTTTACCACCACTCTGTAATGATATGTAACTTATAGTACCTGCAACAGATACTACTGCCGATGCAGCTGCACCAACATATTCATCTTGAGAAATAATTTGAATTTTTGATCTAATTGCATTTGTAGTATTTTCTTTATTACTATCAAAGAAAGTTTTAACACTCTCTACAAAAATTTCAAGTGATCCAATGCCAACATTTTGAATAATTCTAGTTGTTGGATGAATATAGGGTTCATAAATTTCTCTATTTTTTGTTATCTCTTTTCCGTTTATGAATAAATCCTCTGTCTGTTTACACCAAATTATTGGTCTATCTAGAGTTTCTACACTAGTAACACCAGGACCTGCATATGGTATAGTGTTTAGTGTGTCTATAGAATTAATTGTTGAAACTAATCTTTCATTTTCTTTTAAATTTGTTAATTCATTATCCAATCTTATAGTATCTCCTGGTTTAATAGTTTCCAAAATATCAACATCAACAACATCAACATCACCGGTTCCTCTGTAAAAAATAATTTTTGAAGTATCGCCTGATTTTGGTGGTTCTGAAAATGTGATAAAACTGCCACCTGGGAACCGATAACCTTGACCAGGAACTTGCAAAATATCATTAATAAAGACTAAAAGTGTGGATTGTACATCAATATTCGATCCTGCTTTAGATCTAATTGATCTTGGTAGAGTATTAACAGTTAATTGGAAAGACACTGTAGTTCCGTCAAATAAATCATCTAAAGGATCTAAAACCTGCAAATCTCCAACAATCCAACCAGAAAATGTATCAGATTGAGTTCTTTCAACATAAATTTGAAATTCTTTAAAACTTAAAGAAGTATTTGTTGGTATTCCGGTTGATCCTGCAACTGGAATTGTTAAAATTTCCCCCTGTCCGTATCCATATCCAAGATTTTTGATATCAAAAGAAATTATACTTGAATCTTGCCCAACAATTATGTCAATAGTTGCTTCAGTTCCAACTCCAGAAACAGAAGATGAACTGTAAGTCAAAGGAATATTTGAATATGAAAGAGGATCATCAAATATTACTATAGGTGGATTTGATGAGGTATATCCAGTTCCTGGATTTGTGATTGCAACACTTACAATATGCCCACCAGATATTGATGCAGTTCCAATAAACTCAATATTTGGAATTCCGACACTAGAAGTTAAAACTCCAACATTAACTATTGTTTGAATTCCGACTCTGTATCCAGAACCACTATTTCCAATACTAATTGATTGAATTGTGCCTGACGTGGAAACAACGGCAGTTCCTCCGGCAGATATAAGTGGTTGGTATCCAAATCCATTTGTTGATCCTACAGAGACTATAACACCTCCAGTTGGTAAATTTGAAGCATTAATATCGGAAGTTAATGATGTCGCAGTTCCTGTAAATTGAATGCTAGAAATTCCTGCACTCTCATTTAAAGTATAGTCTCCGCTGATACTTAATGCACCAGATAGTCTTTGTGGACTCTGGAAAACATCATTAATTAAAACTATTGCGTTGCTTGTACTTACGCCAACAATATCATTGTTATTTGATTTTAATGTAAATCCTGTTTTAATGCCACTAAAAGACATTGAAATATCGTCAAAAATATAATTTTTTGAATATGGTTCAGATGTAGTATTTTTAACTCCAGATCTAATAAATGATCTTCCGTTAAAAGTAGATCGTGTAGAAATTCCAACCCAATCTACATTATTTGGAGTATTGGTAGTTGTACTTAATGGAGTAAGTCCATAAGGAGCAGTAACAAAGTTTATATTGTTTCCAACAATATTATAATTTCCAGTAACTTTTGTAACTAAAGTATTTGGAGAATGAATAGAAATTATTGTACCAAGCCATCCACGTTCAACTAATATGGAGTTGGTGCTCCCAAATCCTACAGAATTAACTCTAACAATTTCACTATTAATTTTTAGTAAATCCCCCCCAAAAATGGAAGTAATGCCCGATAATTTTATTGTATCATCAGTTACCAATATTGAAGAAGTGCATAGCGTTGTTATTGCCGTAGAAACGATAGGAGATTGTACTACATTATCAATACTAACAAGAACTCTTGAATTTTGATTTTTTGCGGTAAATGTATGTAAAGTACCGATACCAACGGACATTAGATCTAATTCTAATGGGATAGTCTTTAAAGCATTTTCTGCAGAAGAAGCAAGTTTTATAAAAGAATTGTCAATTTTAATTGCATATACAGTTGATGGCAATTTATTAGTTATTCCTATTCCTGCAAATGATGTACTTGCAATACCAATTGGTTGTGTTATTCCATCTTCAAGATATGAATAAGATATTTCTTCTCCACTTACAAAGAAATGATTTTGGATTTCAATAGTATTATTATTAATATTTACGATATTTGGACTACTTCCATCAAAATTTCTAGAGAATATTGGAATCTGTTTGTGAGTTAAATCAAATTGTCTTTTTATATCGGTAAATGTACCTCGATATATTCCATAATCAGTTTTTATTGAACCATTGTTCAAATCAATTATATCTAAAGAATTGGTATTATCAATTAATCCAAGGGAATTTTGAAATACTCTAACTTGTACATCTATCCCAGAATTTGGTGTAAAATACAAATTAGTATTTGTTGATGATACTGTAGCATCTATATTTCCAAGAGCACTATCTGTATACAAAATACCAAATTCTGCAATAGATACTTCTATTCCATCATCAACTACAACGATTTCGGAAACTTGGGATCTATTGTTTGTAATATCTTCTACGCAAACTAAGAAATAAGCAGAAGAATAACTAGAACTAGAACTGGAATTTGTGTTTGTATATGAAGATATCAAATGTTGAGTTGGAGAAGTGGAAGATGCGATTGAAACATAGTTCGATTTTAATTGCGAATTATTTAAAGTTTCGGATGCGATTCCTGTTGATGTAGTATTTGCAATAGAAATTCTCATAGAATTTACTACAAAAGAAACACCTAATCCAACATCAGGAGTCAAATTGATGACCAAATTCTGCCCAGAAAAACTGGCTGAATAGGTTCCGATTCCTGATGATCCATATGAACTTATAATATTATCAGTTAATTGCCCATAGTCTAAAAGTTGAATATTGGTTCCATCATGCAAAACTGTTAATTCGTCAAATTCATGATAAGAATCATCAATCGCACCAATTTCTACTAAAATCTTAGAAGTTCTATATGTTGATGCAATTCCAACTACAGAGATTGGTGATGTTGATCCTGATGGTATTAATGTATTTGAGGTTTTAATATCAACAACATTTCCTAAAGATAGGGTGCCAATTCCAGAAATAGCATCCTTTATATTATAGCAAATACTTGTTACATCAAAATCATTGACTTCATAGTTTACTGGATAAAAAACCAAAGATCCTTCTGCTCCAGAAGTAATAAAATCAAAAGATCCCATATTAGATACTGTTTCGATTCTACCATACTGATTAATATATCCGGTTGAATCATCGTGTAGAAGTGATACTATGCAGAATTGTTTTTCTGATATAAATCTTCGATCCCTTACAAAAGTAAAGAATTTTTTACTTCTTCCATCAGACAAATTAAAAGTACTGACAATACTAAATGGCGTACTTCTTGGATTGCTATTAAATTGATTACTAAAATCATCAATACTTAAAACTCTATTTCCAACAGATTCAAAATAGTCTTGAAGTATTTTTGTTCTTAATACAATTTCATCAGATATTAAATTAGAATCTATCTTTAAGGATTTTTCAAATGCAAGATCATAATCATTAATACAGTTTACATCAATAATTCTTATAAGATCTGATACCCCTACAAAATCTCCATTATTTTGATTTGTTGCAATTCCAACAAATGTTTCATCCTTTGATTCAACAATTAAATCGCTAAATTTCTTAAATCCGGCAGTGTGGTTTAAATTACTAACTAAATTATTCCAAGTTTCATAATTAATTTTGGATTTAATGGAGTATGAAAAATATTGATAGTAATCGTTGTCATGCAATCTTTGGAAAGTATTGTTTAAAAATCCGCTTTCTGAATTCCATTTATTTTTTACTATTGAAGATGATTTAATATTATAAGATGTACTATAAATGTCAACCGATTCTATGTTGGCCTGTGAATTTGATGTTTCTCCAATAATTAGTTCATTTATACTAAAATCATCTATTGAAGAAACTTTTAAAAGTTGATTATTTGGATCCCATCCTTCTACTAAACCAGATGACGATTCTGATGATACGACTTCTTTATATAAAAATTGATTTTTTTCCAGTTCAATATCAAATATTGGAAAATATTTTTGGGGAATAATAGTTCCCGAAGAATAAACTGGACTAAAAGTTCCTGGAACTTCTCCAGAATTTAAATAATTAGAAAGACTATACACAACAGATCCATTTTCACCACCAATATTTGGATCAATTGATTTGATTGTAAATAATTCATAATTATATGAAGATGAATTAAATCCTCTCAGAGAATTTCCAATTCCAACACTGGTATTTTCAATTAAAACTTTATCTCCAACAGAAAATGGAAAATCTGAAGAATTGCTATAACTTACGGCTAATCCTACAGTCACATCTTTTGTTATATTATTAAATGTTATAGAATTAATTCCTATTGAGTTGGAATTGTTTATAGGAATTATGGTTGGATTTATGTCATTTAAGTTAGTTGTATTTTTTAATATTGTTACTTCAGAATCACCTAAATTGTACCTTAGTTCTACATTTTCTAACTTTTTATTTGTCAATCCATCCAAAACAACAAGATTTGGCGCAAATCTATAATTTACTCCAATAGACGATATTCCTATTCTTTTGAATTTAGATAAAGTATTTACTTTTATAATTTGCGGAAACTTTGCAGTCGGTCTTAATGTGAGATCAGATGAATAATCAAATCCAATATCTTGGATAATTATATCAGACACTTTTCCAATATTATTAGACTCTGCAAATAAAATAGCATTTGATCCAGAGGAAGAAAAAACAGAATTAATTCCAGGTAAAGAATCATAATATTTGCCACCAGATGTTATTTTAACTGAGTCAATTTCACCTGTAGTTGAAAGTGAAGTAGTTGTATACGATATATCTGCTTCCGAAGAAATATATGAAGATTTTTCTGGTTTTATTAAAATGTTGTAACTAAAAGTTGTTGATGTTAACCCAGTAATTTTATGATTACCAGAATAACTACTATCTACAATAGAAATCAAATTATTATTGCTGATATTTTCATCATCAACTATTACTTGACTTTTAACTAAATCAATTTCATCGAATTCTAGAGGAGATAGTGAATAATATAAACTTTTTGGTATAAAATCATTTAACGATAAAGTAAGTTTGGCTGAGGTGTCCACTCCAATATTGCCAGTTTTGGAGATTTCAAAATTATTTGAGGATGATGTTGAATCAAATATATTTTCAAAATTTGAATCTGAATAGAGATTAAAATCAAATGCAGGAACTCTTACAGAATTTTTAATATATGATAAAGAATTATGCGACAAATCAAAAATTACTTTTTGATTTTTCGTAATAGATAATTGTGGATTTACTAAAGATATAGTTCCTGAAGAAGTAGTTGTAATATCGACTGTTATTGGATAATCTAAAGTTGCGTTATAATAAGAATTTGATAACTTAATGGTATTATCATTTATCTTAACAATATAATATATCGAATTACTGAATAATCCCCCGGATGGAGAAGAAGATGTATAAACTACTTTTTGTCCATTATAATAACCATGATTAACAATAGTAATTGTATCTTCTGCAATATTGACATCTCCTGAAGCAAAATCTTTTGGATTTACTATAAGTCTTCTATTGTAATCATTATACCTAACTTTATAAGTTGTTGAGATACCAGGAGAACAAAATATAGATACCGAATCTTTAAGACTTAATCCATGTGTTGATGCGGTAGAAACTGTAACTAAATTTTTATCTACTTTTGCAGTAATTACTCCATTATAAACAGTCTTAAAACTGTGAATAACACCTACACCGACATTAGTAAAGTATAGTGTTGAAGTTTGTATAGAACTATTAATTCCAACAAAACCTCCTGTTGAACCTAAACCTACAAAATTTGTAGAAACCCCTATCAAATCATTAGATATTTTTGCAACGTATAATATTTGATTATCTGTTAATTGAAAAGAAGATCCATCTGCGAAAACTGTTATTGGAGACCCGCTATTGGAAGAATATATTACTTTTGTTCCAGTTTCCAAATTGTGATTTTTTAGATATATTGATTTGATTGGAACAAAAAGTTGAGTTGCGCCAACTCCTGGATTTGAAAAGAATAAAGTATACCCAATACCAACCGTTCCTATTCCAATAGACTCTGTTGGATCAAAGTATAATTCTTTGTTGGATTTGTGTGGGAATGTTGTTGAAGTTATTGGAGAAACAAAAGAAAATTTTCTGGATTTTTCTACTAAAAGAGTTGATGCAGTATGCGATGAACCTACTGTAGAATCTTGTGCTCTCAAAACTCTAATTCTATTAAGACTTGAATCTATATTTAAAACTTTAACCTTTTCATTACCTAATTGAAAAATATCATTTTCCCTAATAAATGGATATTGTAAATTTCCAAAAACATTGAAATAAGTTACAATTCCGGTTGTGCCCGTAGTTCCAACACCAACATTGAGTATAAATTGATCTGATCTAACTCCAACTGAATATGAACCTTGTAAACTAGATGCAGTAGTGCTCAATCCAGTTATTGATACAGTGTCACCGTTTAGTAAATTATGTGAACTTGAAGAAAATCCATAGTATAAATTTTGATTTGCATCCGGTATTATTTCTACATCACTTAAAGAAGATGTTGTTACATTAATTTCAGATACTTTTTTACCCTTAACTGATAAAACTTTGGCAGAGGCATCAGATCCCTTCGTACGATCATTATTAAAAATTAAAGAATCTCCAACTTTATAATTTTTACCCCCCGTCAAAATTCCAACAGAATTTACTTCACCTTTAGAAATGTAATTTATAATAGAATTTTGATTTTTAATTTTATTTGGATTAAGCAGAAAATCATATCCACTATTTTCACTCAAAAGATTATATGGTTTTGTATTTCTAAAGAGTTGAGTCTCATTAAGATCAATATCATCTTGATTTGATTTTGGATCAAAATTAAATAAAATTGGATCTGACTTAAAACTATTACCAATAAAATATGGAAAACTTGGAGAAATAAAATTTTTAAATGGAGGAGAAGATTCTACAGAAGATCCATTAATAGTAGAAAAATATGCATAAGTCCCATTTGGAAATTCTGGAGTAATACAAAACCTACCGTTGTGTTTATCTAAGTCCCCATCAGAATTAAAAACATAATCTTCTACAAAAAATCCCTCTGGGTATATTGAAGTATTTGGTCTATTAGATTTTATTGAAATTTTATACCCGGACTTCAGAGCTTTAACAGTCCCACCAGTTTCTGATGAATATCCATAAGGTCCATAAATTGGATTTCCATCATAAGCCCACCCAATTATAGGAGAATGTGAACTAGAAGGAGATTCTTTGTTATTAGAAATGATTAAATCAGGAACATAAGTTTCTTGCCCATTAATTAATCTCTTGGAGAGTAAAATTTGTCTTAATTTCCTAGGAGAATATAAATGAGTATATTCTAAACCATAGTTTGAATTTATACCTTCATAAATTATACCATCATCATCGGTAATTTGATTACTTTGAACATTTCTTTGTACTAAATTAATAGTCCATTTTTTAGGAGTAGATTGTAATTTGCAATTTGATCCTGCAGAAATTATATTTAAAAAAGTCTTATTCGTGGAAAAACCAACTCCACCTTGTATCACTCTTACTTCAGATAAAGATCCTTGATTAACAATAGGGGTTAAGATTTCGCCTAAACCTGGACCTGATATTTGAAGATCTGGAATAGAATTATAACCAGATCCGGAATCTAAGACAATAATTTCGCTTATTTTTCCATTAGAAATAATCGGTTTTACCTGAGCACCGCGTCCACTCTTCAATTCAAAAGATGGTTGTTTATTAAAATTTATAATTTCTTCAGATCCATAATTAAAACCACCATTCTCCAAAAATACTGATTTTATTTCTCCTCTAAAAACGGGTTGTAGTATAGCGTTAAAATTTTGTTGGATTCTAGTGGAAATTCCAACAACCCCAGAGACAGAAATAGAAATTGGTTGATGATTAAATATATGATTACCTGATCCAGAATTAACAAAGTTAACATATTGTTTTGTTTTAAAATAAAAATCTTTTCCACTCTCCGATGTTCCAAGTTGAGATAATTTGAAGTTATTATTATCAATTTTAGTTACATAATAAAGAGTATTGTCATTTAAATTTCCAATAGGAACACCCGTTGTTTTATATAAAATTACATCACCATTACTATATTTGTGATCAATTGCGCTTATTGTGTTAAAAGATGTATTAATTCCTGAAGATGGCACTACAATTTTTCTATTTTTATACCCAAATCCCGAGTCAATAATATTAATAAAAGTAATTTTTTTCTTTTCATTTACAGACACAAATCTTTGAGTTCCAACTCCATATGAAGTTAGATTAACCGTATTAATTCCAGAAATAGACTCATCATAATTATTATGAATTTTCACATTATAAGAATCTTGGACTGACAAATAGTAAATAGATTCTGAAATAAGACCACCAACTTGCTGTTGTCCATCAGATTTATAAATTACCTTTTCTCCATCATCAAATTTGTGATAGGAAGAAAACCCAATAGTATTATTTGATAAATTAACCAACCCGGATGATTCTATAGAATTAAATGAAGATGAATGCTCAAAAGACCCTAAATATGCTTTTGCTTTAGCATCTTTTCCATTTCCTCCAGTTATGGTGATAATTGGTTCAGTTATATAATTAAATCCTCCATCAATAATATCAATTCTACTTAAATTACCCTCTACTTCACAATAACCCGTAGCGCCCACACCAACATCATCAGATATATTTAAAATTGGTGGATTAATAACATCATAGTTTTCTCCAGGAGAAATGACATCAATATTTTCTATAGGACCATAAAAAATAGAATCTTTTGATTTATAATTTAAAATTTCAACACCATTTACCAAAATTCCTATTGGTCCTGGATTAGTTGATTTTTCTAATTTAGAATTTGATGAATTTGAAATATTTCTTATAAGTTTTTGAGATTCTAATTTTTGATTAGAAAAATCTTTAAGTTCAATTTTTGCGCCAACTACATCACCAACAACTTTTAAATAATTTGAGTTATAAAGATTTGATTTGCTTCTAGATAACTTAATGACCGTACTTGATATTCTTTTTACGTAATAGAGTGTTTCGAACAGATTTAATGATCCAGATATACCATTTTTATATACAACCACATCACCTGTATAAAACCCATGATTTCCTATATTGATTTCTTCGCCATCAAATTTTCCAGAAAAAGTTATAGATTTATCATTAATTGTTAGTGCCTGATTGAAATAGGTTGGTAAAGATGGAGAGGAAACATAACATACATCTAGATAGTCAGTATAAACATTTTGTACGTTTGTAGTATAAATATTACTCTCTGGATAATTCTTAGAATTAAATTTTGAAAGTATTTTTTGTACTTTATACTTTTTAGTAGTTTCTATTTCTCCAACACCTTTCACTAAGAATGAATTGAAATTGGAAACCCCAAAAACAACACATGTAATAAAAGTTTCGTCAGTAGACAATAATCTCACAGTGTCACCAATCACTATTCCATTTTTATCAAAAGTTGTTATATTATAACTAAAATTTGAAGAATCTATTAAAGAAATGGACTTAACATCATATGAAGTTGCTACATTAAAAATCCAACTATTAGTTAATACGCTATTAGAATCCAGTCCCAAAGTTCTAATTTGAATTAAATCATTTTCACTAAAATATCTTGTGTCTGAGTTTATGTTTAAATCGGATAATACTCCACCAATTCTAACTTTAACAATATTATTAGTGGTTATTCCGGAATATCCATAAACATAGTCATCTATACGTAATTCTTGACCTTCTAAAAGAGATTGATTTATTCCAGAGCATTCAAAAAATTGTGTTAATGATTTTGATTTATAACTTATATTAACAGAAGTTCCATTATTTAAATCTGCAATAATAGATCCTTTAGTTGGGAATCCAACTGTTGAATCTACATCTAAAACCGAAGATCCTCCAGAAACTGATGTTATTAATTTTGTTTTTGGGTGAATTGAAAAAGATCCAAAAATAGATCCATTTACACTGATATCTTTATCATAATCATAATCTAAACTAATTACATAATAATCTTTTCCATCTCTTTGAATTTTTTTAACATTATTTACAGACCCATAAGACTTTTGAAAGTTATTAGTTTCATCTTGATATAATGTTTTATTTAATAAATCAAAAGGATTACCTTCAAGTGGTTCAACTACCAAATCTCTGGTAATTCTATATTGAGCATTTGATGGAATAAAAAGATAATCTCTCGGTTTAATTAGTTCTACATCTACGCCATAGAGAGCTCTGAACAGAATTTCAAAAGATTCATCTGTGCCTTTAGATGAATAAAAATCTTTTGACTGTTTAATAAAAAGATTTTTGTTTAATTTTGGATGTAACTGCCTATCTTCAAATCCTGGAACAATTTGAGTTTTAACTTTTTTAAAAAACTGTTTTAAAAATAGAATACTTAAATTATTAACTGTTGATCCGGAGTTGTGTTGATTTATTTCCGACTCAGAAAAAACCAAAGTATCTGGACTTATTGGATTTTGATAGGATGCAATTCCACTAAAACCTCTTACACAATTTAAAAAAGAAGTATCAGTTTTACTTGTATACGTTATTATTTCATTATCAATTTGAATTAGTCCATAAGAATCAGGAAATCCTACTGTAGACTTAACAACTATTGTAGTATCAGTAAAATCAACAAAAAAAGTGGTTTCTGTAGAATCTATAAGATTGGTTAAATTGTCAATTTTTATATATTGATCTATATTTTGCAATATATCATAAATACCTCCTTGATTTTCTAAGGAGACATAATATTGTTTTAAAAATTCTCCAAATAATGGATATTCTTCCCTAATAAAAGATGGAAGCTGATTCTCAACAATTGAACTAATCTTGATTCTAGTATCTGCCATTTTTTTACAATCTTACAAGATCTCCGTTAGTGTAACTTGATGTAACAGTATATGTTGATCCAGATATATCTGAACCAGAAGAAATTTCATCAGATATCATATTTAAGATACTTTTGCTAGTATCTAGTTGTAAATACAAATCTTGCAATCCAATCACATCATTTGATTTTGGAATAGCAGAAATTTCAATAATTGGTTGACCTCCAGTATTTTTTACTGCTGAAAGAATATTGATAGGATTTAAAATAATTTCTCCTTTAATATAATCTATTTTTCCAACATTATTTCTTTTAATAACTGGTTGAGTTGGTGAAGTAATTGAAAATAGGAATATCGTTCCATTTTTTCCATCTGAATTGGGAAAATCTCCAAAATAAACAGTTTCACTTATACCATTAACAGTAAATCCAGATGATTTTATATTATATCCATCCATTTTTTCAATATGAAATTGATTACCATAACAAATTTCATATTCTGCCAATTCATTTATTGATGCACGAAGGTCTCTTCTCATTTGAATTTTAGTTATATTTGAAGTTACTGATTCATGACTATCATCAATTACTTTTTGGTACTTACTATATTTAAATCTTGCTCCATATTTGTTTAATTCTATTGAGTTTGCATAAGTGTTAATATTATTTGAAATAATACTTTTAACATGATCGGGAGTTGGGGCAAGATTGCTATTATAATATGCTGTAGTATTTGTTTCCACAAATATGTATTTTAGATCCAAAATTTCTGGTACAATACCTGCAACAGAATATTTTCTAAGTTTATTTTTTAAATTATCTTTTATGGAGTTGGGAATAAACTGACTATTAAAAGGTTTAATAGTAATAAAAACTTTTCCGTATTGTGGAGGGGTTAAATCTTCACCACCAAATACAGAAACCGATTGAGTTTCTGGGTAAATAGTCGGAATCAGTGCCTCATAATCAGATGCCGTTACTGCTCTGTTTTGAGATGCATAAATCCTGGGGGCATAATTTTTAATTGAATCTATAGATTCAATTTCTTTTCCCCCTTCAGATGCAATATTTGTAGTAATTAAAGAGATTCCTGTAGTGATGGAGTTTCCATTATTGTCTAATATTCTTCCATTAAAACTGAATGATGATAATCCATTTGCAACAGCGCCATTAGTAACTGCATATGAAACTTCAATATAATTTAATGGTTCAAGGTTTTCTCCAAAGACACCATCTCCAAATATTAATTCATATCTTTGGTCTTCTATCTCTTGAATAAAGAAAACTCTTGAAGATGAATTTATAGAAAAAAGATTATTAGATAGTGTAAATTTTCTAGAATTGGTGCTAGATTGTGTGTCTCTAACAACAACTCTAAGTAATGAAGTATCGATATTTGGATTAGATAAAATATAACGTTGTGATGGAGTTGAGTTATTAGATCCTACTGTAAAATTATCTACAAGGTATGTTCCTTCATATACATCAATATTCTCAAAAAAAGCAATTCCATTGACTACATGAGTAGTGATATCTGCAGGAACAATAAAAGTATAACTTGACCCACCAAATGATTCAGTTGAACAAACTGTTCCTTGCTTTAACGTTAAAGTTAATGGATTTATTTGAAATCTCGTAGTATCTACAAAAAATGATATATTTGCTCTCGCCGCAGTCCTAGATTTTGGAACATATCCAATGTTTCTTGCGAGAGAAACAACATTTTCTCTAAGTGTAGCACTATCAATAAAAACCTCATTGCTAATCATATTAGCATTATACGAGGAAATGTATGTATTATATGCTAAAGAATCGATCAATACTGAGAGATTAGATCCCTCAAAATCGTAGTCTGTAAAATTTGAATTCGATCTAAGATAATCTTTAATCGAAGTTTTTATTTGATCGAAGTCTAAATTTGTAAAATTAACTAATGGCATTATCGTGTTGTCTGTAATGCGAATGTTAATTGTTGGGGTAGTGCATCAATTCCAACAATATAATAATTAACTGTCACATTAAATTCATTATTATCATAATCTGGAGAAACTATTATATCAATCAAATTAACCCTTGGTTCATAGTTATTGATAGTATTTTCGATTTCATCTTTAATAATAGATGCAGAAATATCATCAATATTTTCAAAAAGTGATTTTGATACATTAGATCCAAGATTTTGATTAAAAAATCTTTCACCAGAAAGGGTAAGTACAAGATTTCTTATAGAACGAGCAATTGCCGTTTCATTTTTAATAGAAATTAAATCATAATTCAGGGGGTTTACCTGAAAAGATGAACTAATATCCTTAAATTCTTTGTTTACCCGTTGTATAGGCATAAAAAATATAAATCTATCTTATTTATTCATCATTTTTTTACTTCATAAAGTGGTTCTGTACCATATTCCCAGTCATCATAGTCATCATCGTTACGAATTTTTGAATGAATCTCATTTTGAACTTGAAAATCGTGTTTTTTGGGAGTTAGATTGTCGTTTGCGATTTCTCTAAGCATTTTTTGATCCATTTTTGCTCCTGATTATTGAAAATCAGAACTTTTTACGGGGTTGCTATCCCGTGTCTCTATTATATCATAGTCATCTTCAAGTATTTCTTTTAGATACTCATCATCCCAAAGGTCATAATACTCTGTTTTTGCTAATTTTTCTCTAAATTTGCGTAATTTTTGTGTTGGTTGACCAAGGATTAAATTATATTTACCATTATTTGTCTTAATTCCTTGAATATATGTATTATAGGACCCACAATCTTCAAAAAACTTCCAATTTTTGTGTTTTTCGTCGTAAAAATTTACCCAAAATTGTACTGCATCAAGATCAAAGTAGTCTTCTATGATATAAATGATGACTTGATATCCTTCAATTGGTTGAATTTCTTCTGCAGAGCACTCAACTATTTTATATTTTGAATTTGAAGCAAATGGACAAATAGCAAATCCATTCAACTCTGGTCTAATTTTAGATACTTCTTTGATCCAGTTGAGAATGTATTCTTCCTTTTTGGTAAACATAAAAAAAGAGTGCTTATTTCTATTTAAGCACTCTAAAAATTATTTACCTTGACCCCTATATTTTTTCTTACGTCCATTACGAGACGTTGCACTCAGTAGTGTACGAGCAGAACGTCCTTGGCGGGTCTTCTTTGGTACTCCAGGTTCAAAAAGAGTCTTATTGCTTCCACCTTTAGCCATTTGTAAATTCCTCCATTTCAATTAAATTTGGATCAATGTCTTCACCCGAGAAATAACGCTCAGAGAAGTCTTGAATAATCTCAGCACATTCTTCTGCACTGAGATGTATATAAATTTTACGCCCTTTATATAAAAGATTGTAAGTTTTTTTCATCAGATAATACGAGTTTTCTCATGACCAACTCTAATACGAGGATCGCACCAAATTTCAAATCCTTGTTCCTTTGCATCAAGACAGAATGAAACATCTTCACCGCACATATCTTGAACCGCACCAGATTCAAAAACTTGCATCTTCGGAGCAAACCAAGGATACTCAAGATTTTCAAAAACACCCTTTTTAATCAGAACCCAACCAAAACCCGTATAGTCTACAGTGAATGGTTTACGACGCTTACTAATTGATTCTACAGTTTCATGATTCATTACACCACCATTTTTGCGGAAGTCATCTTCTTCTAACCAATGTGCGACAGATGTTGTGTGACCATCTTCTGTTGCGTACCAACCAGCGACGACTTCGCGCTCTTCCCCTTCAGCAGGAAGAGCCATATCACAAAGCTGCCAAAATTTGTTTGTATCAAAAACAATATCGCTATCAATCCATAATTGATAGTCATACTGAAGTTTTCCATCCCAAGGTTCTTGCTTTGGTCCACGAAGAACATTTGCACCAAGACATTTGCAACGTGCAAAATTAACCATCGATGAATAATCTTGACTAATTTGAATGCTCATTCCATTTTGTACAAGATCGAAACAAAGTTGCACAAATGCTTTGAGGAAAATAAAAGAACAACCTCTTCCTGGTAGACAAAAGACAATTGACTTGCCTTTCATTCTTTCTTTAATTGCATCATAATCCCAGTCCTCTACAGATTTTTGAGGAACTGCGGCTTTAACAGTAAATCCTTTTGCCATAATTGAAAATAACCTTCAGATCAATTTTATCGTTCTATTTAGTATTTGTCAATTCTACAAATTTGCCACTTTTTGAGAATTAATATGAAGAATTTAGTGGTATAAGTTTATTTGCAAAAACTTCTTCGTATTCCAAATCTTCTCTTGAAATATTACCACCCAATAGATCAACCATTCTGTGCAACATCTCCCAAGTTTCAGAAAATTTTTCTTCTGATAAATTGTGATAAATGCACTCACCTTTTGCGTATATGTGATATATTTTTTCTTGTTCTTTCATAAATTTTATTTTGTAATTGCATTATATATTATTATAACTAGAAATCCAATTGACACTCCAAAAATTCTCATCATCTTTCCCGGATAACGTATTAACCACCCAGCAAAGATAACTTTCCAAAAATTCCAATACGGACGCTTCCTCACTTTTTCTTTCCACCCTTCTTCAAAGTTCTCTTGTCAGGTCGTGAATATCCACCCTTATGAATCCATTTGACGCACATTTTTTTGCCTCGAAATTTTTTTGTATGATCTTATTATATTTCTTTATTTAAAGGGTGGGCGTACTTATGTGCCACCTTGAGAACTGGTTTTTTACTTCCGGAAAAATTTTTTGAGAGTGATATTTAAAGGTCGATTTGTCACCTCTGTAGGTTAGGGACTTATTGATTTTTATATACGCAACGCAAAATATAAACAATAACAAACAACATAAAATAACTGCCTATTCACGACATTCACGAATCACGAATACACGTATAAACAATCACGAATCAATCATAAGTAATTCACTATACTAATACAAACCGTGAAAGGCACTGATATAAAACAGTGCCCTCACGGTAGGTTACATCACCACCCGAACTTAGTGGCGCAGATAGGACCGATTCCACGCTCAATCGACTGAGGATCAGTCAATTCACGACCGCAACATGAACACTCACCCGATACCTTACCGTAGCGGATTGCAGCGGTCAGAGGATCATTGGACGCCTGCAGAATCACCTCTTTAACATCATCGGACAGACGCGAATCCATCCCGATACGTGTAACCTTACCCAGATACTTTGCCTGTTGACCATACTGACCCATCTCAGTCTCAGTCTGTGATGTAACCCACAGAGCGGTAAGATCACGGTTTGGTTTCACATTAACACCGTCGAATCGCAGGGTCAGACGCTTAGCACCTTTCGCCTTTGCTGCCTCGAAAGCATTAAACAGTGCCTCGAATTGACTGGTCTGAGTGTCATCAACCACGGCAACATTCTGCTGTTGCTTGATAGAATCAACGGCGATCTTGTGCGCCCAAGCATACTGTGACGCAGACAATTTGTGGAACTTACGCGCCAAATCTTGGGCGAATTGTGAACGCGAACCACGCAGGGATTGAAGAACCTCAGCGTCAGTCAAATCAGACTGAAAGGTGATCAAACCGTCGCGGCGGGTGCTAACACTAAAGGTCTGCACAATACGATCATCGGACTGCGCAAGATCGTACTCAAGGTTTGCACCTGCCTGAGGATTGATCGCGCTCAGATCACCGATCACGCGATCGAGAAGTGCATCAATACGGGCAGAATCGGCGGCGGTGAGAGTAGACATTGCTTCGCCCTTGGTGCGGATTGCTCCGCCATCCTACACCCGATTCGGCGGATTCTACGGATTCGACCGATCAGCAATGCTAATGTGTCAATGTGTTAAAACCGGTTGACCGGGTACCCGGATCGTGTAGACTACCCGTAGGGGCACCCTGCGCGAAAGTACTGGTATAACAAATTGACGAAAAGATGGGCACCTAAGTATAACTCAGGTGCCTTACGGTTTGTGTTACTCAGGACATGATAATTGCATCGGGATTCTTATAACGCAACAGAGTGTTAAGTACACCTTGCTCCGTCATTGGTTTGCGACAAATAGGCAAACCTTTTTCCCAACCAGTAGCAATCCAACCTGCAATCGTGCGGTCGAAAGTAACACGTTCGCCAGTGATCTGAATGTAGGAAACACCAGAGAGATTCATGGTCGAAAAGTATAAAGAACTGGTTAGGTTAGTTTAGTGACATAACCCAGGTCAATGTATCAGGCGAAGATGTAACCGTTCTCGAATTCTTCCTCCTGTTTGTCATCAATTAGGAACCACTTACCCTGGCGTTGGAATACACAATCGCCATCAACTCCGTGCTCAGAAAGAATAGCGTTCAGGCGACTCTTTGTGGTTTGAGACTTACGCCCACCGTCGAAGATCTTGACGAAGTGTTCACCAACAATTGCAATCTCTTCGCCATAAAGATAGACGTGAGAATTGCCAGAGTGTTCGTTATACACAACCTCCGTATTGTCTTTCTTCCAGTCAACGTTGCCCAGGATGGCAGCGTTCATCAGGGTTTCGATCTGGCGCATGGGATTGACTGATCTCGACCCTTTAAGGATCCCACAGAATCACGGAAAGGTCAACCCTTTTTTGATTAGTGTTACTTATGTTACAGATAAGCGATGCAAATGTTTCAATTCACGAAAAACCCTTGACAGGATCTCCGGATGCTGTAGACTACTAGCAAGCACACCCTGCGCGAAAGTACTGGTATAACAAATTGACGAAAAGATGGGTCCCTAAGTAACACTTAAGGACCCTATAGTTCTTTATACTTTGGGTGGCAAATACGTCAGACTCGATGACGCAAACCAGCAGGCAATTCGCGGTTTCTACGTGTCAGTTCCATGCCGTAAGTACATGCCTGATCAATATAGTAACCCTCACGGATTGGATTGTGCCCACGCATCGCTTCTGCTGCCTTTTGGCAGTCTAGAATGATATATTTCAGAGTGTAACAGTCTAGCGTTTGCGCATGAGATTCCCAACGGGCGAAGTGCTCAGGAGTGGCAAATTCAGTGGGCATCGGTTGAATCCCTTTCGACCTCTTAAAGTTACACCAGATCCCGACCCATTCCAGTTACCTTGTGCCACTAATCATACTGTCCACTATTTCAACCACTGCCCTTCAGAACCGCTATAATTGATCCAGAGGCACCCTGCGCGAAAATACTGGTATAAAGAATTAAACAAGAATCACTATTCTATTCTTTATACTTAGTTAAATGTAAAGAATAAAACAAGGACTTCGTGATGTTTGTATTCACGAAGTCCTTTCACGAGTTTGTGTTACTTAGTGCGGAACCACAATGCGTTAGCGATCAGATCACCAGCGCCACTAATGTCATCGCGCACAATGCGACGAAGTACATCAGCACCATCTGAAGTATTGTGCATGGAAAGAATCAAGTCCGTTGCATCATCGGGCGACAGAATGTTCATCAGCAGGTCAGCGATTGTGCGGGCGTGCATTGAATTAACCTGATCTCGACCCTTTTAAGATACAGGAGATCCAGGATCCTGTCAAGCGTTGAACGATCAGCAATGCTAATGTGTCAATGTATAAAAACCGGTTGACCGGACACCCGGATGCTGTAGAATACCTCTAGAGGCACCCTGCGCTGAAATAAGAGTATAAAGAATAAAATAACGATTTCACGATTATTCTTTATACTTAGTTAAATGTAAAGAATAAAAGAAGGAGTTGCTTGGTATAAACAACTCCTTTCACGAAAGAATTAACGGGCGAAAGAATAAACTTTATCGTTCTTAACGTTGATATAACGAATTGAGCGAGAATCAATCTGAGTTTTATAGTGACCAGACGGAAGATTCAATTCACCAACGTTCCACTGTGTAGTAGACCAACGGAGAGAATTGTCACCAGTTGCCATAAACTTATAGAGAGAATCTTGACTCTTAAAGTTCTTAATCTCATACTGATTCTTGGATCCAGAAACAGTGCGGATGGCGTTCATTGGATTAACTGATCTTGACTCTTTAATTGTTGCACCTATTCTGGCGGAACGCAAGCACTTTGTGCCACTTGATAAAGTGTCCACTAAATCAACCACTGCCACCTAGAACCGCTATAATTGTACTGTACCCACCCTGCGCTGAAATAATAGTATAAACGAAACAATACACGAGTTCTTTATACTTTCTCATTTATCTGTAATTCTATTCTCCTGCAGGTATCATTACACCTTCACGATTCCATTCACGAAAAAACAGTTCTTATAATTATAGACACTAAAATAGGACTCCTAAGTGATAAGATTTGAACGCAAGAATCTTATCAGGAATCGACCTGTCTTTTCTTAACTTGTG